CACCACATCTATTACTTGCTCATCATCATTCTCTTTTTGTTCATAAGCATGATGTTGACCAATGATACAACTATCGAATCCATATACCTCAAACTTGGAAAATCCAAGCATACGAAATAAATGAATTGCTCTTAAAGTTACAGTAGAACCACCCATAACTGGAAAATAATTATCCACATATTGCTCTTTCAATAGGTCTTCATTATCTGTATCCCCCGCGCAATGCCATATCCATAACTTATATCCTTCTAGATTATCAAACACAGAAGGATGGCATTGAGAAGAAATAAAATATTTACAATCTTTAGACAAAGGATGAATAAATCTATTATTAAATTCCCTACTGTCTAACATTACCATTGCCGAGGGAACCAATCCGTGATCCATACAATATTTATGACTTCCATTCACAGAAATAACGGGCATCCCATTCTTTTTCTTTTCCAAAAGATCAGGAAAAGTCTCCTCTAAAGTAACCCCACCCACTGCAAGACCAACCACTTTATCCTGCGTTTCATAAGGTTCTACTTGAGGAAGTCCTCTTTTTATATTGACCCTTATATTTTTCCTGATCTTTTCTGGGTCTTCATTTATAGAGCATATAACTTCTGGAACAGGAACTAACTTAGGTTTAACTTCAACACTCGGAGGATGCGTTCTAGTCTGCGATTGTAACATTATGCTCCCTTAAATTGCATTCTTATTTCTAATCCATTTGCAGCGGTTCCACTTGAAATTGCATCAATATCAAATCTTAAAACAGTTGCCGTAGCAACAGAATTATTATCTGTATCAACTACCGGGGCAGCGGCGGCAGTAGCAGAATCAGTTTCACCACTGTCAATAGTAATAGGAGTAGTTAACATATCTACTCCTGCAGTCAAATTGTGAATCATTATATCTGTAGTCCCGGTTGTTCCAGCAGCATACACATGAGCGCCTAAATCACCAGCTACAGCACTTAGAACCAACCCATTTAATGCTAGGGGTATAGTAATTGCTGAAATTCCATTACCAACATACGTTGGAATTGCGTCTGGCAAAACCTTAATTATAAGAGTCCTATTAAAGAATACACTGTTTATGGGGGTAATCTTTTTAACAGCAGTCGCGGCTGCATCATAAAATGGAATAAAATCAGCCGACTGGCTCATAACCGTGTCAAGCGGAAGATTGTTTATTGTATCATCCTTGCCGCTATTTAGATTATTGAAATTAGCATCAACCTGATTATGAGTTAATGGTGAGCCTTTTCCCGCTCTTGTAACAATAGTAACTGCCATAATTAATAACTCCTATCCATTATTCTATACCAAGATTAACTAATACCCTGTCATACTGTTCCATTTTACCGCTTACCTTGGCCCATGATACACAATTAAAATCTCTACATAACTGAGGTCTATTTTCATAAATTGTGCATCTTTTATCTTTTAAGTGCGAGCATGTTATACGAATTCCATCACCAACAAATTCTATGTCATCATGTTTATCTACTATAACTTCTAGCAAATCCATAAATCTTCTATCTGCTGTATTCCACTTGGGTCTAATCTCAATAGAACAACAATCTCCGCACTTAGAACAAGTATCAGAATTTATATCTGATTCTTCCAACTTCCACTTAAAATACTCCATTAAGAGTCTTGAACTCCTTGCACATCATATTGAGCATATCCAACCACCCAGTAGTATGGTTCTACATAAGGCGTGGTTCCGTAAGGAAATGCTCTTGGTTGTTTTTCATAAAACTTCTGCCCATTGGTCATCCGATAGGCAACTCGTCTTGGAGGAGGTTTTCTTCCACCACCTATTCTGAATGTCCTCGCCATTAGTATCTAGCCTCTGCTTCTGGTTCCAATGATTGACGCCTTCTAGAAATAGGTGGCATCGCATCCATATCATATATTCGAGAAAGTGCATCCAAAAAGTCTGGGTGTATGGTAGGAAATAAAAGATACTCATTTCGTTTTACCCAATCAACCAAGTCATATAATTTGCCTTCCTCATCTTTTCGCATGATCTTTTTGGAGATCAAAAATTCCTGTTTCTTTATTTTGTAATCTTTCTGATGAGACGTTAATCTTTTCTCATCAGTGGGAAACGGAAAAAAGAATGATCCATCTTTTAAATCTGGTTCCAATCTTTGTATTCTATCTCTTTTAGACTGAGATCCGCCACCACCAGTCCAATTTAATTCATATACAGGAAATGAACTTCCATCTATTCTCATCATTTCCTTAAAGTGTTCAATGTCTGATTGCGCCCCATACCTCTCATAACCAATCTTTACTTCTCTAATTCCCGGCGCTCTTTTCCATTTAGTTCTTAAATTCTTAATAAAGTCCCATCTCTCAGAAAGAGAAAGTCTATGGCAAACCCCATCCAGCAAAAACTTATTATAATTTGCATCAACTCCAACCACAGCAATGGCCGTTCTATTAGATTCCCTCTTGCGAGAATGCGCTGGATCGCACATTATATACGCATTCATCGTATACGGTCTTATCTCCCATTCGTTCCACCACTCTTCTTTAAATGCAATATCAGAACCAGCTATTGGATTAAGTAGTTGTTGACAGGCAACTGTATAAGTAGAAGTTGTCTTCTTTATTTCTTCCCATCTTTCTGTTTCCAAAAAAACAGGCTCACCATCCATTTGACCATTAACTGTCGCAGGATGAATTCTTGGTTTAACGGCTGCTCTCTGAAGAATTGTCCCATAGGTATCCCCATAAGAATATCTAGTACCTGCGTACTGAAACCTAGGTCTATATGTAGATCCTAAATTCAAAGAAAGTTCCCACTGAGTGGTGGTTTTCTTGATCTGTTCTGGGGTATTAACCGACTCTTGAACCACTATATCATCATAAATTATAAGATCAAAGTGTCGTCCAGTAGGCTGACCATCAACTAAACCATGTGCTTCTATCGTTTGTTCCTTCGGATTGGCAGCCCTTTTAACGCATATTCCCTCATTTTCTGCCCATTTTGATGCTTGAAGACGTGGTTTTTCCCACAAGATATCAGGATAAAGTTGTTTAAGTTTCTCATTAGAGTCAAACTCCTGCATAATCTGCCTTAAAAAAGGCTTCGCTTGCCTAGCTGAGAACGATAATAACCCTATTGTTATGTCTGGATTACATAAAACTTCCTGTATAGTACCCAAAAAAGTAATAATAGAACTCTTATAATGAAACCTCGCCCACAAATCAAGCCTAGAATCTCTATGACTTTCTACTTCTCTGCACCTTTCATAGATCCACGGATGCAACATATCGTGACGGCTGCAAAGAAACACACCAAGGTAATAGCGATCCAACTGCCCAAGAGTCCTAATGAAAGAATCATCAATATTAGGATCACTATGACAATCAGCGTATGCTTCAATAACCCTTTCGAAAGGAGCAGCGTGCGCCCATTCAGCAAACTTTTTAGCCGCGTTTGCATTATTATTGTTAAGATCGACGTTTTTTGCTATAACAGGCAACACGCTGTCACCTTAATTTTCTTTATAACCAGAAGCATAAGCAGCCCTCGCCTGTCTTTCTGCTTGTTTTCTAGTTGGATAACATTTTCCGCCCTTACCCCACTTCCATCCTTTCTTTCCCTTGGGAAGAGAACATCTTTGAATTGGCATATTATCTGACCGATTCCACAATCTTCATAAAAGACTCCCATAACTCTGGGTACTTTTTTACTATTTTATCTTTATGGTTCCCCATCAATTCATACAATCTATATACATCTTCTCTGTCATAATTCCCAGCAGCAAAACGATCCAGATCCACATCTCTAAAAAGCATTCTTACTTGTATGTTTTCTTTTTTCGCTGCTTTAACTCGAGCAACTAAATCATTAACAATTGGTTGTATTTCTCCAGTTCCCATAACATTTACTTCTTCTATCGGAGCCTTTCCTGTTTCTTCCTGAACATCAACTGTAACTTCTTCAGAATCACCTACTGGCTCTTGACCGTCTAAAAACCTAAAGAAGTCTGGATCTTTTATTGCTCTATCCAACATTTCTTCTGGCATATTCCTTGCCCAACGGTACTGCCTCCGAAGCCAATCAGTTGACCCAACCTCAATTGGTTTCTCCAATCCCTCTTCGGCATAATCCTTTGCAAAGAATCCATGTTTGGTTTCTTGAGAGGGAACATTTTCTGAAGCCTTTGCCGGATCTCTCCACTTCCATCCAGAAGGTTTAACAGCAGGACCAGTTTCTTCTTCAAATGTCATAGTCTCAGGATGCACATCAGAACCACCCATTCCGGGCAACTCCGGTTTCGAACCCGGAACAGGTCCAGTTGGCCCCGGTCCCCAAGTTTCTGCCGCAGAATCTTCAAGTCTCCAATCCGTTTCTTGAAGATTCTCTGGAACCATAGGAGCGCCTGCCGGACCAGTACCCCAAGGTTCTTTTCCTCCTATAGTCCCCGGTATTTCTTCGGCTAGTCTTTGAGAATCCATACTAGCCCTTGACCCAGCATCAGTTCTGTCTTCCATCTGCCCGGTATACCTGTCTCCAGTGGGAGCCGCCGCTGCCCCAACTCCGGGCAATTCTGGCTTCGTCCCATCTTCCATTCCGAGTAGCTCTGGAGGATGACGACCGGGATCTCTTTGACCAACGTTCCGAAAGTCTGATGAAGTTGTAGGAGACCATTCCTCCCAAGTTTCTGCTTCAACTTCACCACCAGTATCTCCGGGCAGTTCTTGTGCCGAATCCACTCCGGGTGGATGACGATCAAAAAGTTCTGGCCTTTCTGGATATTGCCTTGGTGGTTCTTCAACAACAGGTTCTTGAAAATTAGATGGTCTAGTTCTACCCAACCTGTCCTTATAAGTGCTTACTTCATTTGAAGCATCCTCGAGGATTGTAGCGGCTATATTACCAAAATCAAAACCCCCGGCTTCTGGACCTTCCAATGCATGTTGACCTCTCATAGGAGGAACACTAATAGCGGGTTTTTTCCAAGTTGGTGCGGCCATAATTATTTCCTCTGGTGGAGGCGGCGGGAATCGGACCCGCGTCCAGAAAGTGAGTTAACTTTTATTTCTGTCGAAACCATGTCGCCCCCTAATGTACAGTTTTTCCAAGATCTTCTACTCCACGCTTTATAGCCTTTTCTAGAATGGCTTCTACATCAACTTTCTTCTTAACTTCAACTACCCCACTATGTTCAACCTCTTTTTTCTCTTCCTTCTTACTATGAGATGAAGTCCAGAGATAACGATTCTGCATATTAATTAACCAAAGCCCATAAACAAATTGTTTGTTATCTAGGTTTTCTCTACCTTGCTTTATCCACCATGCCTCAGACGCTTCCTTACCCATTTTTACTATATCACGAAACCCTTCTTTTTTCTTATCTTTACCACTCAGCCATCTATAAAAGGTAGATCGATTAATGCCCATATCTCTCGCGGCCTCTTGCATAGAACCGCCCTGATCGAAAAGACATTCAATGTGCCTTTTCATTCTTTCGGTCCATACTTCTTCAAATTTTCCTTTATGAGACACGTCTCCTCCTTTTAACAGTATCGGTCTTTCCTCTTGGTCTTCCAGTACTTTGGTTTCTGTTGCTCGCCTTACTAACCACTGTTAAATTGTTTTTAGCATTATTCCTTGGGTTTCCATCCTTATGATGAACATCCTTTCCTTTTTGTCCTAACCTTCTATTAGCCGTATTTCTTGCAGCCCTATCCTTCTTTTGTTTAGGCTTAGAGTGATATCTATCGTACTCTAATCTATAGCTACGAGCCATTATTTTTTACCCTTTCTACCCTTAAACTGAATTGGTCCGGGCATGAGCCAAGAAAACAACATCGGAACAACCACTATTAATATTAATGCCCAACCGCCCATTGAAATCAATTTGCCCAGCAATGTCCAGAAATTATCTGGAGCTTCCTGAACAAATGTTTCTGCTTGGACTTCTACTGGTTCACCTTTAATCTGGTCCGGCGCACTCAGGGCAGAGACACTGGCAGCCGTTAGCCCCCCTGCGATGCTCGGTACAAGCACACCCCCCGGTAAGACACTCGTTGCACCAACAACTGCGCTCGTTGCCGCGCCAGTTATCAGGCTGCTCTTCAGAGTCCCGCATCCCGTCAGACTCAATAAACATAATGGTATTAACCAAAAATGCCAAGTGCGACGATTAGAATTACTACGCCCCATATCCAAGGTTTTGATCTTACTTCCTCTACTAACTTTTTCAATGCGTCCATTATTTTCTCCGTTATTTGATTTGAAAACTTGACCCGCAGCCACAAGAGTTCGCTCCTGTAGGCGGTGTAAACTTAAACGATGGCTTAAATGGATCATCGTTCCAATCCATAACAGCGTCTCCCAGCAAATCCAAGGAGCCAGCATCTGAAATAATATTCTCCGTAATCATCTTGGCGTCGATAGGCTTCTCTGTCTCTCCTTTTAGTTTTATCTGGTAGCCGGAGCAACCTCCGCCCTCCAAATATACGCCCAAGAAACCTTCTCCATTCAACACTTGGTTGACTTTGTTTTGCGCTAAGTCGGTTATTGTCATGTGTTTTTTGCAAAACCATATGTTCCTTTTGGTTTACGAGTTGCTTTAGAAACTTTCCTTCGACCCGAGGCCGACATTTTCTTGCCAGATTGTTTACCTCTTGTAATTCCCAATCTTTCATCTAATCTAGCATTGTAACCTTGTTTGCGAGCCATCTTTATTCTCCATGTTTTAGTCTAAAATTTTACGAACTACTTCTCTGCCTTCCCAGTTATCCTCAACTGCAACCTTGTGCCTTTCACACACATAGCGTGTATCCGTATCCTCGTTATCACTCCAGCCATTGCGCTCTAAACTCCGTTTCATGGCTAGACATCCCGGCACCCCAAGTTCGACCCACTCCCCAGTGTTGGGATCTTCCCAGTGGCCCATGAATTCGATGGGAGCACCATTGAGATATAGCATGAGAATAAACATTACTTTAGTGACCATTGTTTGCCTTTAGTTCCGCCACTTCATCTTTTAGTTTTTCCATTTTTGATTCAAGACCGTTAATGCGCTTTTCATAGAATTCCAAAGTGAGTGCCTGTTGCTGATCGTATGGAGCTTTTCCTGTTTCTATGTTGTGTTTGAGTTGTGTTAATTCCTTAGATATGAACTCGATAAGCATATACTGCTCTGAATCTTGAGGGAGCGATCCAGCGCGCCCAAGAGGCCAATCACGACTGAAGGTGCTGTTCTTTTCTACATCCGATTGCATGAGGATGTAATTTGTCTCGACGTTATTCAGCCTTTCAATAATCCCGAAGTAAGCCCATACACCCACACCAACAGAAGCAATCAAGGAGATCAGATTGCGGATAG